GGCAACTAACGCCAAAATAATAAAGTTTGTTGTTGAACCATTGATGATCCATGCTTATAGTCTTGCAATACCTGGAGTCAGCACAGGTGATAATTTTAAAAACTTTGTACACAAAACATACAATTATATTTTCACAGGAGAAAATATTGATATTTTAGATCTCGATATTAATTATAAAGTGGCCTATTTCCAAAGTAGATTGTCCGAAGCAAGTGAAACAAAACGTAACAATGATGAAATACAATTGATCGACGTCAAGACTGCCGGAGTATCGAATTCAGAAGATCACTTTGAAGATCAATCTTTCCTTTTAAGACAGGAAGTTGGAGAAGGAAAGTCTGGAGATAATTTATCAAACGATAAAACCACCGAACTAGATAATTTTCTAGATTACTTGGCGAATCCAGAGGCAGATATGGTAACAATTAATATGGAAATTTTAGGTGACCCTGCATGGTTAGGCCAGTCACAATTCATACCAGCAAATCCACAAATGTTTGGACCGGGTGTGAGCGAGGACAAAGATATTTCGTATTGGAGAGCAGGACTTGATTCGGTTTGGAACAACGAGTTGAAATGCTACAATCCTGAATTGGCAGATCCTATTATTCTTTTGAATTTTAGAATGCCTACAGATTTAAATGATAAAACAGGAATATATGAACTCCAGTCTGATCAGTCAGCAACTTTCTCCGGACTATATAGAGTATATCAAATAGAACACAGTTTTGATAATGGATCTTATAGAAATATTTTGAAACTAGTAAGATTTAATAACCAAGGAGTTAAAATATCGTCACCAATGAGACAATACAGATATCTTAATAAAAAAGACGGCACTGTACACATTGTACACAAAAGTGATATACCTGCCGATTATATTGCCATGGGTGCTGAAATTTTTAGTGTGCAGGATAAAATTAATTCTTTATTTGCTAAAGTCAAAGACAGCAAGATTTTTAAAACAGTAGCACGAACATCAAAAAGAATAAGGGACTTCTTTAATGTCTAAAATTTTAAGTAGCCATCTAAAAGGTGATGCATCAACGCCCGTACCACCAGGTGCCAGTCAAGACTGGTCGCCACAAAATCCAGGTCCGTATATAGGTATCGTAAAAGGAAACATTGACCCTGCGAGGATGGGTCGTTTAAAGGTATCTATTCCCGATCTAGTTAAAACACAAAATCCTAATTTCAACCAATTATACACCGTTGATTATCTTATGCCTTTTTATGGAGCAAAAGCATCCATATACAACAAACCAAACAGCAGGACCTATGACGGATCACAACATTCATATGGTTTTTGGGCCATTCCACCGGACTTAGAAACAAGAGTGTTGGTTATTTTTGCTGAAGGAAAATTGTCACAAGGATATTGGATAGGATGTATACAGGATCCTTACACAAACCATATGATTCCGGGTATTGCATCTAGTGAAAATACAATGGATAAAACCACAGGCCTGGATGTAAGCAATCCAAACGAAATGCAAAATGCCGGTGTTGATAAGATGTCAACATATGGCACAAAGAATGTGCCTGCAGGAGAGGTCAATAGAGCATCGCCAAACTTTGTGGCGAACAGTTATGACAGCACTCCAAAACCAATACACCCATTTGCGGAAACTTTGAAAGCACAAGGCCTTATAGGCGACACCGTGAGAGGTACAACCTCATCTTCTGCAAGAAGAGAAACACCAAGCCAGGTTTTCGGAATAAGCACTCCTGGTAGGAAAAACACAGGATCAACAAAAGAAAAAGTTGGTGCCAAAGACACAACTCAAACAGATTTTGTTGTTAGAGACACTGGACACACTTTTGTAATGGATGACGGCGATGTTAATGGCAACAACCAACTGACAAGACTGCGTACAGCATCTGGACACCAGTTATTGATGCACGACACCGCAGGTGTTGTTTACATAGCAAATGGTTCCGGTAACAGTTATTTTGAAATGAGCAGTGATGGAAAAATTTACATATACGCCCAAGATGGATTTAATTTAAGATCAGATGGAAATTTTGATATGCACTCAGGGGGAGATATAAACTTCCACGCAAAACACAGTATTAAATTTACAGCGGAAGTTGATATGGTAAACAATGCTCAATACATAATGAACATTGGTCAGACAGGTATTGCAAATGCTTCTCAAGGAGGTGCAATCACATCATTCGCCAGTGGTAGTATTTCATCCTACGCAGGTGGTGGACAGATGCACGGTGCCGGCGGTAGAATAGATTTAGCGGCGAGTGGACAGATACATTTCAATTCAGTCCCTGCAAGTTCTAGTTGGGGACCAACATGGTTGACACCAGAAGCGGCAGGTATCGTCACAGACGAAACTCAGAACGATGTAAACCTTACTGTAGGCGTGGGCGGAGTATTAGAAGCCAACACTAAAAAAACAAAAACTACTGTGCCGAATCTTGTGACTCATGAACCGTTTGCTAGAGCACCATCGGGAATCTACGAAACAGTTTCACAATGGGAAGATCCGGTTAAATGGAAACAATTATCACAGACACCAGGCACGTTGGAATTTATGGCACAACAAAACAGAGAAAGTGATGTAGATTACATCAAACAACTACAATTTTTTACAGATCAGAAAAAATATCTCACAGACAAAGGGTTGCTTGAATCCAAGGGTGTAGATATCAATAATCCTAACGAAATGAAAACTTTAACTAAATTTAATTCTGTAAAACTAAAAGAATTATCTGATACATTCACTAAAAGTTACAACAACATATATAAAGTTTCTAGTGTGGTAGATAATTTGAAAACAGGAGATATCAAACAAATTTTAACAACCAAAGTTGTAGCAGGCAAGATTACTAGTGTTGCATCCAATCTTGCAGGTACAATATTAGGTAGATCATCTGCTAATAACCTGCCACCATCATTACGAGGTACAGCGGCGGGAAGAATTACGCAGGTAGCAACTGCCTTCAGACAGAGTGCGGCAAATGTTGTTAGCAGTATTTCAAGTGCAATAGGTAAGTTTAAATTTTGGTAAAATAAAGGACATAAATATTAAAAATGGCATACGGATCAGGTTCAGGAACAGGTACAGCATCAGGTAACAACGCAGTTACATTCAAAGGATTTTCATCACGAGCAGAGAACCAAAACTTTAAGGTTTATGATTTTGAGTGTGCCAAACAGGATCTCATAAACCGTTTGTCGGTACGGAAGGGCGAAAGGGTGGAGAATCCTGAATTTGGTACAATAATTTACGATTTGCTGTTTGAGCCGTTCACAGAAGCATTGAAAGATGCCATTACGGAAGACATCACTGCAAATTTAAATGCGGATCCTCGTATAGGCACCGAAGAAATCACGGTTGTTGAAGCAGATCACGGAATCGCGATACAGGCCACATTGAAATATATTCCATTAGATATCACGGAAAAGTTGGCATTTAGATTCGATGAAAATTCGTTATTACGCCTATCTTAATATACGCACTTAATTAAGTATATAAATATCCATACAAACACTATGGCCACTACAGAACGACAGAACAGATTATTAGTTGCAGAGGACTGGAGAAAGATCTATCAGGCCTTCCAACAGGCAGACTTTAAATCATACGATTTTGAAACTTTACGTAGAACAATGGTGGCTTACATCAGGGAAAATTACCCAGATGATTTTAATGATTTTGTAGAAAGTTCTGAGTATGTTGCATTAATAGATTTGATAGCATATATTTCACAGGCACTTTCTTTCAGAATAGATTTAAATGCTAGAGAAAACTTTCTAGAAACTGCAGAAAGAAGAAATAGTATTTTAAGATTAGCAAGGTTAATCAACTACAATGCAAGTAGAAATAAACCAGCAACCGGACTTCTAAAAATAAATTCAGTATCTACTACCGAAGATGTTTTAGATTCCACTGGCACAAACATAGCAAATTCAACAGTCATCTGGAACGACTCTGTCAATTCCAATTATAGAGAACAATTTATTGCAATTATGAATGCCGCAAATCAAACAGGGCAATTATTTGGAAGTCCTAGAGAGTCAGGAACAATAGGTGGCATCAACACTGAGATTTATACTTTAAGTTCAAATCAATTAGATTTACCAATATTCAATTTTACAAAAACTGTTGGCGGTATAAACAGAGGATTTGAGATTGTGCCTTCAACTATCTTAGATTCTGAAAGCATATATGAGGCAAAACCAATCGAAGGAACTGGGTTAACTTACGCATACAGATCAGACGGATCTGGAGATTCATCAAACAACACAGGATTCTTCTTTTTGTTTAAACAAGGAACAATGGAAAATGTTGACTTTACTGTAGACACAGCGATTACAAATTTTGTTAAAAGTTTCAGTACATCAAACGTAAATGACACAGATATATGGTTATACAAATTAGATCAATTCGGACAACCTTTTGAGGAATGGAAAAAAGTTCCTGCACTTGCAGGCAATAATGCCATCTATAATTCTTTAGCAAAAAAAGAAAGAAATATTTACAATGTAGTTACAAAAGTAGATGACGCAATTGACTTGGTCTTCGGTGATGGAAATTTTGCAAACTTACCTCTAGGAACATTTAGAATGTATTATAGGGTAAGTGATAATGCAAAATATTCAATTCAGCCGACTGATATGAGAAATGTGCAACTTTCAGTTCCATACACAGATGTGAACGGAAGCCAACAAACTCTTACAATGAGTTTGTCTTTGAAGTCGTCGATATATAATTCAGCGGCAACAGAATCAAACGATTCTATTAGAGAAAAAGCACCACAGGTTTATTATTCACAAAATAGAATGGTAACTGCGGAAGACTATCAGGTTGTACCTTTAAGTGCATCACAAGAAATAATAAAAGTAAGATCAGTTAACAGAGCCGCATCTGGCATATCAAGAGCAAAAGAAATTTTAGATCCTACAGGAGCGTACTCAAATGTAAACATATTTGCAGAGGACGGAATATTATACAGAGAAGAATCAACAAATACTTTTAGTTTTACTTTTACAAATAGAAATGTGATCGAATCAACTTTAAATTCTGATGTAGAAGCAAGGTTGAAACAATCATATGCAAGACAGTTTTATTATTTAAAATATTCAACCAAGGACGTAAGTTCCTTGAATTCTACTTGGAATTCAACTACAACAGGAACAAATACAAACACCGGATATTTTAAAGCGGCTGGTCCTTTGGTTGTTGGCGACTTTGCAACCTCGAACTTGAAATATGCAAAACCAGGAGCATTAATTAAATTTGTTTCTCCGGACACTAGAGAGTTTTTAAACAACACTTTAGTCACGGCAGGCACAGACAACGCCGAAGACAGACTATGGGCAAAAATAGGAGCAGTAACTGGAGATGGTGCAAATGGCGGCACAGGAAACTTGGAGACCGGATTAGGTCCAGTAACATTATCAAATGTTGTTCCTGATGGTTCTTCGGTGTCTGCAATTATTCCTAATTTAACAACTAGTTTT